GGCAGCGTTTGAATCCCCCTATCTATTTTGACTATGCCAACCAGCTCTATAACGCGGAGACTCCGACCGGGACTCACCCGCGAGACAACCTGACCACTGCTTATTATGTCCGCTATCTTCTCAAGCGAGCTATGGCCATGTTCAAGTTCACTCTCCCGGAGAGCTGGGACGAAAACTACTTCAAGTATGTCCTGTTCTGCTATGGCTACCTTTGCGTGATCGACTCGCCACGATTCGGAGTGATCCCGCAGCAGTGTACCCTCAGCGGGTACAACGTTTTCTACCGGCCGGCCTATACTCTTGTAGCAAATCCCCTCATGACCGGCGGCATGGGCAACGGCCGGTATCAGATCGGCAGCACAACGGAGCTGATTTGTCTCCAGCCTGATTTCACCGGGATCCTGGATATCTGTACCCTCCACGCGGAGCGCCTTGCCTATATCCACGAGGCCCTGGTTATGAACCTCCAGAACAGCAAGCTCGCGTATCTGTTTCTGACGGACGATAAAAACGCGGCAGCGCTGTTTAAGGCCGTTATCGACCAGATCCAGCAAGGCCAGATCGCCGTTGCTGCCGGCAGCAAGCTCAAAGACAAAAAGACCGGCGAGCTGAAATATCAGTTCATTAATAACGATATTCGCAGCAACTTCATCGCCGGCGAGCTGCTGGATGCTATGCGTGTAGAGTTCTCCAACTTCGACAGCAAGCTCGGCATTCCTAATGTTCCCTATGAGAAGAAGGAGCGCATCAACACGGCCGAGGCCAACATGTCCCGCTTTGAGTCCGAGACTCTGCTGGATACCATGTACACCACCATGAGCGCCGGCGTGAAAAAGGTCAACGCCATGTTTGGCCTGGATCTCCGGGCGGAGAAGCGCTATGAGACCGGAGTGGACTATCAGGGAGAGGAGGATCAGGATGGCGAGGATTAAGCTGACCGTTATCGGTCTCTACAATTATAATAATGATCTATTCTCCCTGATGCAGCTCCCCGCGGGCATCGACCGGGATAACCTGATTATGGAGATCCTGGAGCGCGCCGGCGATCTCGGCCTCCTCTATCCGGACTATGATTTCATGCATACCATGATCGGAGTGTGGGCGGCCAATGAGCAGCATGTCTGGGAGAAAATGCTCGCCACTCAGACGGTGGAATATAACCCCATTGAGAACTATGACCGCACAGACGATATTCGCCGCAACGTGAACAGCAATAGCCAGGGCACGAGCACCGATAGTCAGACGGCCTTCAACTCGGACACCTTCAAGGACACGAATCGAAGTCAGTCTGTCGGCAGCTCTGGTGGGATGGAGATCGTCTCGACTCGCAGCCACGGCAATATCGGTGTGACCAGCTCGCAGCAGATGATTGAGCAGGAGCGTGAGGTCTCGCAGTTCTCCATTTACGGCTTTATCGCCCGGAGCTTTATCGACCGGTTCTGCATCGAGCTTTACTAAGGAGGACACAATGGATCAGTTCAATTTCGATTCCTTCCCGAGCACCAATTTTAATGAGACGAACCTCGACTGGCTGCTCTCCCTGGTGCAGCAGCTTACTGAGCTGGTGGAGTCCGGACGCTATGGAGTCCCGGCCGGCGGATCCACAGGCCAGGTCCTCGGCAAGACCGGTCCTGATGATTATGAGACCGGCTGGATCGACCAGACCGGAGGCGGAGGCGGCACGAGCAATTACGCCCAGCTCACCAACAAGCCGCAGATTAACGGAGTGGAGCTGCTGGGCAATAAAACCGCTGCACAGCTCAACCTTGTGGCAGCGCAGGCCGGCAAGGGCCTCAGCTCCAACGACTATACCGATGCGGACAAAGCTCTCCTGAGCAGCCTGTTCTTTGCTGACCGGTCCACCACGTATGCGGAGCTGGACGCGGCCTTTTCCGCCGGGAAAAAGCTGTTCTTCATGGATGCCGGGGAGATCTTCCCTTGTCTGGAGAAAACCTCCACACAGTTCCGTTTCCTGACTATCCGCAGCAGCGGCGGTATCCGTCAGGCCACCCTCAGCAGCTCAGGGAGCTGGTCTGTCAGCACGAGCGCCAACCCCGGCAGTTTCGTCAAGTACACGAGCATGTCTCTCAGCGATGCCCAGAAGCAGCAGGCCAGGACGAATATCGGGGCGATCTCCCTCGCGGATCTCCCGATCTATAACGGGGAGGTAGGCGCATGAGCGATATCACGGTAACCTTTAAAAACGAAACCATCCTCACGATGGACGCGAGCGGCAGCAAGGATCTCCTCACCCAGGGAAAATACTGTGAGGACGATATCACGATCTCGTATGTCAAGCCTGGAGGCGGCACTACCATTTCAACTGCCGCAGATGCTATTAAAGCCTATCTGGAATCTAACGGGTTTATTTGCTCTGAATTTGCGGTGCAGACTCCCACGAGCGGAGATTATTTTTCCGTTCCACATTTGCTTGGCAGAGTGCCTGATATGGTTTTCGCTTTCAACAAAGACCTATATGTAGAAAATGCGGGCGCGCCCTCTGGGTATCAACTTGGTTGTGCATCTTCGGGATATTATGGAGCCGACAACAACAACAATCGAACATATCAAATGTTTGGAGTTGGCGTAGCAAATTATCTGCTTTATACTGATGTTCTTAAAAATTTTCCACTTACTGCTAATAGAACACAATATAATTTTTGTCAAACTGCGACTGCTGCTGCGGTAGAACTACGTAACGGGAATAACGGCAATATAAAAATGATCGGAACTACTTGGGTTCTTGCAGTTAAATAAGGAGGATTAACACATGGGCTTTTTCAGATTCCCCTATACCACGTTCAACCAGGTAAATCTCGACTGGATCATGCGGACCATTAAGAAGCTGGAGCCGGCGGCCACTATGGTCGAGGAGGCGGACGCAGCTCTCCAGGAGGCCCAGCAGACGGCAGCAGCAGCTCAGGCCACCGCGACCGCAGCTCAGACCGCTGTCAACACGGTCACGACTCAGGCAGCCCATGCGGTCGAGACCGCTGAGGAGGCGAAGGAGATCGCCCAGCAGGCTGCTGCCGGCACGATTGCGGACGGCAGCGTGACTATGGTCAAGCTAGCTCAGGCTGTGCAGGACGATATCGAAACGGCCGGCACGACCGCAGCTAACGCCCTGAGCGCGGCCGGCGTAGCGCAGCAGATCGGCAACCAGGCCCAGCAGGCCGCGACCAATGCCGGGAGTGATGCCGCTCTCGCCCTGGTCAATGCGGAGAACGCGAGACAGGTAGGTGTTTCCGCCCAGAGCACTGCCGATCAGGCCCGGACCGCGGCCGCAGCAGCTCAGGCCACTGCGGATCAGGCGCTCGCTGCTGCCGGCGCCGGCGCGAGCTGGTCCTATCTCACCACGCTGGATAGCTCGGACGGTACGGCTAAATCCGCCACGTTGCCGCTGGCAACCAAGGAGGTCATGCTCCTGCTCTGGGATACGTTCTCATCCTCCTATCGGTCGAGCATCTATATGCCGGCAGCGGCTTTCCCATCCGGGACTCAGACCGGCTATTGGTGCAACTCCTGGCACAACGCCAACGGCTCGCTGGTATCCAAGCAGCTCTATGTCCGGTATAGTAATGGAGTGGTGATCCAGACTAACGACATGATGACCGGCTGCGCGATCTATTACAGATAAAGAAAGAGGGTACTACCATTTGAGGTAGTACCCTCTATCTATGCTCGCTGCGATTCAGTCACAGTCCAGCTCGCAGTTGACATAGGGGCGGCCGCTCTTGGTCTCGCCGCCGGTGATGATGATCGAGAAGGGATCCTCGGCCATCAATTCCGCACACTCCAGGAAGGAGCGGACGAAGGTCTTGGAGATCGTGCTGACCTTCTGCTGGCCGCTGGTGAAGGAGAGGACCTGCTGAAGCTCCCCCTTGCTGTTCTCCTCCTCATAGAGGCACCACTTGTCAACCGGCATTGAGAGTCCGCGCTCCAGGTCCTTCACCTGGGTGCTCTCGCTCTTGGTCATGCGGTAGACCGCTTTCTTGTCCTTCATGTCAATGTTGCCCATCAGAATGTTCATTAGGTTTCCTTTCTGGCGAAGGCTGCGCCACCCTGATTATTGCTGAATTTTGTCGGGAGTGATCCTCCCTCAAGATCCGCGTTTCACGTGAAACACTGGCCTCAGGGGAATATCACGCCTCGGTCACCTCGTAGATCTGCTCCTCGATCTCGGAGAGGTCCAGCTCGCCGCGCTGGATCAGCTTATCGTCCAGCGTGTTCTGGATCTCCACAAACGCCTGATAGGCGAGACGGGGATAGTGGAACACCTTGGAGAACTCTTCTCCGCCGACCTTGCCAAAACGGACATAGGAGCTGTCCGAGATCCCGCTGTGGACCAGAGTCACCCAGTAAACACACTCGCCGGTCTCTACATCGTTATAGCGCCAAGTGTTCGCGCCAAGTTCAGAAGTCTTGTCCATTTCCTTTCTAACCATTGATTTCCCTTCCTCCGCTTTAGGTTCTCGGCCAACCTCTGGTATTATAATACCAAACCGCAGAATGAAAAACAATTGACATTTTGCACAAACTTCTTAAAAGATTGAGTTTCTTGCAATCTTTTCTAGCTTTTCCTCCGTTATCATAGAAAGTAGAGAAGCATAGTCATTTTCAAAAGACAAAGTATAAGTTACAGGCGAAAGACAAGCATTTCTTGTAATATTGATTTCTTCCCCATTAATCACCACTTTTCCGTAGTCCTCATTATAGGTCACGCCCAGTTTGTCGCACTCCGAGAAAACGAAGCCCGGACGAAATGCCTCCAGACCTCCCTTGGCAGCCAGCTCACGAGCACCGGCTTTCTTAGGGACCCCTGCCACGGTGATGCCGATCTCCAGCTTATCAGTTTTCTTGTCCCACTTCTCATATGCATATTTCTTTGCCCCGAGTGTCACGAATCGGTGAAACTTGTAACCATGCCGGGGATCGTCCTCATTCTCAAACACCCCGAGAAAGTGACGATTCCCGAAACTATCATCTCCATAACCGCCGGCCTCCAGATCCCGCCTGCGGTATTCTTCATTCAGCTCCCCCAGGCCGGGCCGGTCTCCGGTATACATGACAGAATCGGTATCACAGTAGATCACCGAGTCTTTCCTCAGATCAATGGCCCTTTGCAGCTCGGCTCTCGCGTGGGCTGTCGTGTAAACCCCAAGCTGATACGTGATAAAGGCTTTCTTTTTAGCGATCTTGAGCAGCTCGCCGTCACTCAGAGAGCGATCCGTTTTAAATGAATAATTAAAGTCATTCGGGTGGTCTGGATCCGAAAATAATATAGCAGGCTGCAACGGATTTTGACAGCTCATTCCGAAAATACAATTTACCATCTCTTTGGACCTGTCATAATAGATCTTCTGATCTTCCAGACCCTTGAGCCGGGACTTCTCTCTGAACAGGTTAATATTGAGCTGCCGCAGGCCTTCATACATTGGACCGCTTTTGGCCGTCCACATCTTGAGAATCTCCATCCTGTCCCACACATACTGGCACTCGATGATCCGAAAATCTACCTCCGTCATGGCCATAGTCAGGGGAATGTTCTCGGCTCGGAGGACTCGGCCGTTATCCATGACAAAGCTATCCTTGATGCCCTTCCATTGATCCAGGCACTTAGCCCGAGGGATATAGGGGATCGGCTCGTACTCATACTTGAGACGGATATTCCAGAAGCGAACCTCCATCACCACACAATAGCCCCAGTCCATCATCTGCTCAAGGTGTTTGCTGGTCAAGCTGAGAGATCCGGTCCGTTGAAACGGTTCGACCGGATAGCGCTCAAGGACCTGCTGCGCGGGATAGCTGGAGGCAATATCAATACCATGCACATTGTCTATAATCCCACTTTCGACCATATACCGGTTCGCGTGAGTATTGCCCCCGCGGAATGCGTTACGCAGCGTCTGGAAAAGCAGCTCATTCGGAAAGCAATCCTGAATCTTAAAATGGTATGGTCTCATCAGTCTCTTTGCCTCTCGGCGGACAAAACCGGTCTGCGTGTAGGGCAGCGTGTACAGATTGTCCTGGTGGAGATCCAGCAGGCCCCGGATCGCCTCCGTCAGGCCAAGTACATCATAAGCGCAATATAGCAACTCCCGCTTAGTCAGGGGAGTAGAGGGGAGACGCAGCTTGTCATAATCAAACGCCTCCCCGGACCGCTTGCGATACTGACATTTAAACCGGCGAGTGAGAGAGTCAAGGCCAAGGTTAGTCAGGAGATAGGAGCAGCGGAACTCAAAGGTGCCCTTGTACATCGTCATGCGGAGGATCTTATGAGCATCAACCGAGAACACCTCTTTATTCTCAAATTGATAGATCTGCGGGGAGGAGATGAAGGTCCCTTCATAATTAAGATTATGATCGAACACCAGCAGCCTCAGCCCCTTCAACCGGACCTTAAGCTGCTGCATCATGTGCAGCCACTCCTCCCAGGTGCGGCCAAGGATACACCAGCGCTGGTCAATGGCAAATTGCCAAATATACATGAAGGATTGCTCCAGATCAGGGACCTTGCTGGTCTCAATGTCAAAGGCAGCGATCTCCTGAGCATAGGTGTATTTGCCCTTCTCTCCCTGTTTCCTCATCAACGGGTGAAATTCTATTTTGTTGTAGTCAACATACCTCTCCCAAATAACCATAACCTCACCGGCGATAGCTCGCAAAGAACATAGCGCCGACCTCCCGGGCCTGATCGTCATATCCATTATCCCGCAGCCACTTGACAAAGATCCTCGCCCAGCTCCTCTGGCTGGCTGGTTTCTTCTTACCTGCGCGGTCCCTCATGAACTCCTGGACAACTCTGTCTTTGGAGTCAAGGAGCTGGTTGACCATGTTCTCGCGGAACCACTCCATGAAGTCCGCAAACTGATCGAAGTTCTTATCCTGGATGAATCCCCAGCGACCCCCCTCATGCAGGGATTCCAGAGCTTTGCGCCTCTGCTCGCGCCGGTGCTGGACAGTCTCAGTTTTGAGCAGCCGATTCACATCCGCGACCGCATGAGCGATATCCTCCATGCTGCCGCTCTTGGCCAGCGCGGCCGCAGTGGGCAGCGAGGGAATATTCTCCGACCGGCGGAACTTTACATCACTGCTCCTCACTTCCTTGATCTGCTTGAGCAGCTTTCTACGGAGAGTATTGTATCCGCGCAGAACATCGGCCTGCTCCAGATATCCGCCTGTCAGGCCATAGATTGCGCTGTTATAAGTCAGGTCCTTAACCTTCATTCTTATACCTCCCAAATTCTCTCAAAGGCTACCTTCACGGCAGCGCTTGAATAGTAGACCTCCCGGTCATAGATAGCAATCCGCAGGAATTGGAAATCTCGCTTAAAGGCGGCGAAGTCATTTTTTAAAGTTGTGTATCTCTCCTCAGCCTTGACTCCCGGGACCACGTAGAAAAGATCCTCAGTCTTATGCATGTAGACGGTGAGCTTGCCGATCGAGACAAGCGGCCGGTATTGATCGAGAGACCGGCTCTCTACATGCTCATAGGTGGAGGCGGAGAAGTCATTACCGAGCGCCATGTCCAGGAACTCCTGATCCTGAGCCACCTTATAAATCGCCAGGTCCTTTTTGGCCTCACTGATAGGGGAGTCCTTGAATAGATAAACCGCCAACGAGTCACCGAAGAACCGGCCATAGCTGCGACCCTTCCTCACCAGCTTGTCCGTTGCTTCGACCGCCCCCAGCGCTTGCAGCACATCATTATCCAAGCTGTTTGTGTTGCTGAGCAGGATGCACTTGAGCTGCGGCCGGCCTTGAATCGCCCTGTTACGCTGGATCGACTCGACCGCGTTCAAAAAGGCGTCACCCTCGCCGCGCATCTTCTTGTCGATCTTCTGAGGGATGAACTCGTCATAGACAAGAACGTCATACTCAACGCCGTCAATGCCTCGACAGAAGCTGCTCAGACTCACGGCTGGCGCGATCATAGGACCGGAGGCGTGACGCTTGCCAGTCTTTTCGTCCGTCTGGGTCTCATAGAAACCATAGAAGAACTTGCCGGCTTTGTACATGGAGATATCCCGGCCGAGATCCCGGTTGAGAGGCTGAAACGGATTCATAGCGTCAAGCTCTAACATTTCGATGTTTTTCTGAGTCCTCCGCATATACAGGAAGGGGATCTCCTCCTCCAGCAGATGCTTAAGGACCCCATACGTTTTGCCAATACCACGGCCACCGAAGGCGATCACAATGGGAGCGGGATCCGTGAAAAACAAGTCCGTGTTGGCCCAGCCGGCTGGAGTGTACATGTTAGGCATCGTGATCCTCCTTCGGCGTCCCGAGCCAAACAGGGCAATTAATACGACAATATTCTCCGGCTCTCGGAACAAACTCACACCTATTCTTTTTCAAGCAAGTGTTACAGTTAGGAAGTTTAGTAATGTTTTCCTCAAAAAACTGTAATCCGTCCAGTTTAGCGCTCAGTTCCTCTATGGCATCGGCGGCTCTGTTCATTAGTCCACACACGCAAACACTTGCGATTCCGCTCGGTACGCTTTCGTCCGCTATAATCACATCATAGGCACATTCTTCGCAGACTTCTTGTGTATCATCCTCTTTAGCATCACAATGATGCTGACGCAGTTCCGCAATCAGTTCGTCATACTCATGCATCGTGAATTTTCCTCCCATGCACATCATGAACCGAAACATAGAGATCAGTCCTGCCTGAGTCCCGGAGCGCAGCAGCATAACCGTCAGCGAATGCGATCGCTTCAAACTTAAAGGCCGATCCGTAGGTGGTCTTTCCGTACTGCCCCTTATTATAATGGCGCAGCTTAATCGTATAGAACCTCTCCACTAGCGATCCCTCCTATCCCAGTGAGAGTCAATCCCCATAGCGAACCCGATCACAAGGCCGGACACAAAGGCCAACAGGATGAAAAGCGCGGTGTAGATGTACATTAATATCCCTCCTTCCCGACAAAGATCTCGCAGATGGCAGCGGCCACCAAGGCGAGCGCGAAACATATCCAGTTGAG